CAACTGGCTAGTCTTAAGGTCAGATATTGCAGCAGCCTATTACAAACTATCAGAGGCAAAGCAAAAAATTTTACAAGCCAGATTTACAACGGAATTAGGCGAGTGGAGTGACGTAGCAAAGGAACTAAATACAACAGCAGATGGTGCACGAATGAAAGTTCAGCGTGCAGTTACATCTTTGATTAGAAATCTAGGCGGATGGCGTCCTGAATCAGATGAAGATGTCTTACCTAAAAAGAAAGATGAAGATGACTCAGGAGAGTAAACACATTAGGGAATTGCTACACCCTACTGATTACTCAAAGGCAATGGACCTACGTGGTCAAACACTAGGTACTACCTGTGTCTGTGGTTGCGAAGTCTTTATAGCCCTTATAGCCTTTGATGAATACAAAGAAATAAACTTTTACTTCCTAGACGGAGAGTGTGCTAACTGTGGTTCAATGGTAACTCTTCCATATCCAAACGATGTTGAACCAGATTGTGATTAACTATGCCATCATATGATTTTAAATGTAATGCATGCAAAACAATAATTGAGATAAACGAAAACATTGCACCGCCTTGCCCCACTTGCGCTGCAGTTATGGTTCGTATATGGTCTGCTCCAGCAGTAAAGTTTAAAGGTTCAGGTTTCTATTCGACTGGAGGTTAAATGAACGACTATCCGAAGTGGGAAGGAAGACCAGCGTGTGAAGGTATTGATACAGAGTTTTTCTTTACAGAAGGTAGTTATGACAATTTGCCAATGTTAAAAAGAATATGCAACAATTGTCCTGTAATACAGCAATGCTTTGATTACTCAATCAAGTATGCTGTCAGTGGTTACTGGGCAGCAACTACTGAAAATCAGAGAGAAGGATATAGAAAGTTGCACAATATAAAACCTAAAGCGGTAGTTCCATTATCAGTTTATGATGTAGGCTGATGAGTAAATTATCTGATTTTGATTTAGACCTTGCGGTTGGTCATGAAGGTGAGCAACTAGTAAGCGACTTACTTACTGGCGGTAAAACAATAGAAGTAAAGACAGATTTAAAATGGAAAGATACTGGCAACCTATATGTAGAGACTGTGTGTTGGTCTCATAACAATCATGAATGGTATGCATCTGGTCTATCCTCAACAAAGGCTGAGTACTGGGCATTTGTTATAGAAAGTGGTACATTATTAGTACCTACTGAAACCCTAAAGAAAGTAGTTGCACTACGTGGTAGGGCTATTACTTGTAACATCCAACCTAACCCAAGTAAGGGCTACTTGATAAGGATTGATGATATACTTGAAGGGTTAAAAGGTTTATAGGTAGCCTCCTATAAAGCAGAAAAGCCCCCGCTCTGGTTAGGGGAAGACCAGGACGGGGGTTTTCTATGTTCTATGGGGCTTGTAGCCCGTTTAAATAGGGTTTAGTTAGAGCCTAAACCAAAATCTTTTTCAGCCTTATCAGCCCATTTGGCAGCAGGTGCTGCAATTGAACCGATTAGAATTGCATACTGTGGTGCCATATCAGCAGCAAGGGCAATGCCCATTGTGATAGCAGATGCAAGAACTGCACGAAGATAAGACTTAAGTACTGCCTTAAACTTTGGGTCTTTTAGTTTATTAATTAGGTCTTTCATTACTTACTCCATTTCGGTGTACCAAAGCCAGCGATAAACGGCTTTAGTTTTCTTTTATTATCCAAACGGTATGCACGAATCTTCTGTGCTACTTCTCCACCATTTCTTTCACTGGCAGATTTCTTTTTATCACCAGATGTATTGCCTTCAATAGTGGTAACTGTTCCGTCACCATTATCTTTAACAACAATTCCAACATGGTCTACTGGATTACCACCTTCAGCAAAATCAAAGAAGGCTAAGTCACCAGGCTTAGGCTTAGCAGTTGCTGCATTAGACCAAGCACCAAGACCTTTGAACTTCTCTGCTCCAATGGTTGTAGATACCACATTAGGAATCTTTAGTTTTACCTGTGCTGCTACCCACATACAAAAACTTCCACACCATGGTTGAAAGTTTGCTTTAGTAAAAGCACCATACTTTGTTTCATTATCTTTAGGACCTTCAACGGTTCCTATCTCAGCCTTTGCTACTGCCAGAAAATCATCTACTTGACTCATGATGCTCCTATTTTTTTAATACTTGTAACATTAACTCTGTTAAGAATTCAACCTTGTCGTCCAATTGATTGACTTTATCTTTTAAACTTGAGCCACCATTCGGTTTAAGTTCATTAAGATAATGTTTAACCATCCATCTAGTTGCTCCTGCCAGTGCTCCAACAAGTGTGGTTACGGCTACGGCTAATCCAGCCCAATCAGTAGGTGTCATTTTATACTGTCCTAATAGTTATCTCGAGTACTCCTCCAAAGCCATCAAACCTTTTGTCAGGCGGAGTCATACGTGTGAATGTAATTTGTTCAATAACTGCCTGCCTAGATTCGCCAGTAGTTAAGTCTTGCCAGGTAACTACGTCACCATTTTGTTCTAAGTCTTCTAATGTCTGGATTTTTTGAAAGGCTCTGCCCTCAAAACCATACATAGAATTATATCTATCTGTCTCAACATCAAAGCAATAGACAGGAAAGCGCACCATGCGCTGACGTGGAGTAGCAATAGTTGCCTTTGCTTGATAGCCCTTAAATGTTGGACCCTTAGTAGCATCAGTTATATCTCTAGCCAATGTAAATTTATAAGCAAGATATTCTTGCGAGGTTTGTGGGGTAGATGTAGTTACTTCAATTGATTCTACATCGGCATCGTAAGTAATAATTTCAGTCTCAACACCACTAGCATCTACTGTTTGTAATGATAAGTAACCATAAGTAAAGTCACCACGACCAATTAAACGTTTAAAGTTTTTTGGTTCAAGGGTTCCATAGCGAATGTTACCTGTTTTAACATAACCAGATGAAATAAGATTTGTGCCCTCTACATATGTGTATCCAGCAATAGCCACTGTTCCAGTAGGAGATACTGCAGCAGATGCAATAGTTCCAGATGTTGCAGTAGTAAATGTAAATGTTGTAGTAGTTGGTGTTGTTACAATTGTTTGTTGTCCATTAAGAGCAGCATCTACTCCAGCAATAAACACTACATCTCCAGCGGTTAAACCGTGAGCAGTAGATGTTGTAAGCGTAGCAGTTGTAGTTGTCCGTTCTTTATTTGATACAGCAATCTCATCCTTTGCTGCTGTGCAGTAAGCCAAAGTATCTGTATTGCCAAGAAATGCAACACCAGTAGTTACATGACCTGTAGGACCTGGATAATATAAATCATTAGCATAGGCAAACCGTAGGTTTTCCAACTCAGCCCCAAGGTCAATGCGAGTAAGACCAGGTTCTCCACCTACAGATGTAGCACACCATACAAATCTATCTCTAAATGTAAAGCCATATACTGGTTGAGTTGTTTCAATAATTAGTGGACCATACTTAATAGAACCATCTTGGTCTGACACATCAGCAACACGGACACCCTTGCTTGTGCCAATAACCATGTAGCCACCATAGTATTTAATGCTATGAATAATTTCTCCTACTGGCATTTCGGCAGCCACCACAGCAGAGGTTAAAGTGGGCAAAGCACCAGCAGTTGATAAAGTAAATTTAAATATAGATGATTGGATACCATTAAATCCAGAGATATATATTGCTGGTCCAGATGCTGTTATTCCAGTAAATGTATAACTAGATGTTGGGTGTGTGTATAAAGCAGTTGGCAATGTAGTTGCTGAACTTGTGAACTCATATACAGAGTTATTAAAGCAGGCAATAATTCTTTCTTTGGCAAAATCCATTACAACATTGCTTACAGTAGTGCCAGTAACATCAAACATTTTCGTGCCAGCAGTAGATGAATCAGCAGTTAATGCTTTTTTGTATACAGTTAGTTTAGTAGTACCACCAGAAGTAACGTTAGTTACCCAGTAAGCATTGCTACCATCATCACAAATTCCATATACCTTGTCATCTGTTCCAGCATTGTAATCAATGAAGTGGGTTTCAACACCAGCAGTATCAATCTTATCTACATCATAACCATCGTGTAGTAGTACACCATCAGTATTGTTCCAACGTATAGAACGAATCTGTTGATAAGCACGACCAGTAGAATGGATTGGTGCTGTAGTTATATGTCCTGCTGTAGATTCATTAAGTAAAGTTACCTGTCCTTTGGTAAATACATCTACGCCCTTGCTATCTGCAAAACGGTTAAGAACAATTTCGCCAGATGTTGGGTCATAAAATTTAATGCCAGTGCCTTTATGGAAAGAAGATTGGCTGCGAATCCACCAACCAGTAAGTGACTGCTCACCTGGTTCTTGCTGGCTATCAAACTGTTCCTTCTTAAAGGGTGCTGTTTGACGGATGTATGGACGGTTATCATTGATAGCGTAGATAAATGGGACACCATTTAGGGCTACATCATAAGCAATATCAGTATTTTGCCAGATAGCATTTGACGCAACAATACCAATATCAACCGCAATCGCTCTACTGGAACGACCTTCAGTAATATCACGATTAGCCACTTATTCTCCTTGTGCTTGTTTGTCTTTCACTTGTTCTTTCAGCAACTGCATTGACCAATACAATGAGTAATAGTCATAGTCCCACGTAGTAGTTTTCATGTGCTTAGCAATAGCGCCAGTGTGTGCATATAAAGGTATCTCAATGGCTTTGCATTTGCGGAAGAATGATATGTCTTCACCAACAAACTTGTCATTCTTCTGGTCATTCTCAGCAAAGAATGAAATGTCAGTGCCATACTTCTCACGTAGTTTAGTTACTACACTACGGTGCATAACAACTAATCCCATACCAGCCATATCAATTTTAAGGACTTCATTTACTGGCAAAGGATGATGATACTTAACTGTATACTCATCAATATCATCAAAGATAACTGGCATAGGCACTGGCAAACTACCATTTGTAGTCTTAGAAATAAAATAAATACCACTCACCATAGGATGAGTCTTACTATCTGCTGTATCGTGTAGTAGTTTCCATATATCAGGATTAATTACTACATCAGAATCTACCCACAGTAGCCAATCTGTCTCAGCATTGTCATACCAGTGGTCTAGTAATGCTTGCCTTTGCCTAGCAATTTGATTGCCTTGAACTCTAATAGATTTAGATATAGGCATACCAAGTCCAACACTAGTAAGCACTACCGAAAGTAATCCTTCAGTAAACTTGCCATCAGTTACGCCGTTATCACACCAACCAATTGCTACTGTTTCATTCTTTTTAATCATATAGTCCCCTTATGTTTAATTGAGTAAGCAGTTTAAACACATGCTCAGGTGTAGTATAACTAGATTATTTTATTTACAGTTTTTTGTACTCATACCAATTAAGAATTAATTCATCCCAAATATAACCATAACCATCTTTTGCTGGTGGTTTAGGTATTGGTGTCTTCCAAGCAAGTGAATCTTCATCCCATATCCAAGATGGGTATGGCTTAATAGGAATAAATATATCTCTAATTACGTCATACTTGAATCCAATTCCAGCAAAATACTTTCTCATATTTCCATTGTATGAAGTTTGTAAGTATCTTCCAGTTGGATTGTTATAAAGGTTTCTTAAAAATTCAATACCTTTTTGTTCGGATTCAACACCATTGTCTAGTAAAACATCATTAGCAACAGAGTAAACAGCAACTACAATATTGTCTTGATTAATTTCTGCAAAATGAGCCATTGTTTTCTCCTTAAACCGTTAGGCTTCCATTACCATTGAACTGGTAGATGTATCTACCACCAGATTGAGTTGCCGTTGGTGAGCCAGTTGTAGATGCTGCTTCTTTGTCTAAACTTAGAATAACAACACCACTTCCACCAGCACCGCCACCACCAGCATTATCACGGTTTCCACCGCCACCACCACCCCTGTTTGCAGTTCCTGCTCCAGCCGCAGTTGATGGGCTATTACCGCCACCAACACCGCCACCACCAGAACCTGCAGCGCCGCCTGCGTTTTCTCCAGCACCACCGCCACCGCCTGCATAAGTTACAGATGAACCAGTTATAGATGATGCACTACCTGCTCCACCTGCTGCACCATTAGGGGCAGTTGCATTTGCTCCAGCAGCACCTTTACCGCCACCACCTCCGCCAGCCCAAGTGCTTGAAGAAGAGGAACCGCCGTTGCTACCCTCTCCAGAAGTTCCTGTTCCGCCAGCACCACTGGCATCTCCACCGCCACCACCAGAACCACCGTTTGCTCCAGTTATAGGACCTGGGTCCCTATAAAACCCTCCCCTACCACCACCAGTAGTAGTAATTGTAGTGAATGCAGTTGAAGAAGAAGTAACGGAAGATGTATTACCGCTTGTTGCGGTATTTCCAGAGCCACCTGCGCCAACGGTAACAGTAAGTACAGTACCACTACCAATTGAAAAACTTCCTGTTTTCATACCGCCTGCACCACCACCACCACCAACAGTTGACGGTCCGCCACCGCCACCAGCAACTACTAAATAATCAAATGATGTAATAGTAGGAACTGTTATTGAATTAGTTGCAGTTGAATCTGCACAAGTTCCATTAGCATTAGTTGCTTTAACTTTAAAAGTATAACTACTTCCAGAAGTAAGTCCTGTAAATGTATGTGTTGTAGAACTAGTTGTTGCTGCAGTTTGAGAAGTTTGCGCAGTAGTTCCATTAAGGAATGGAGTAATAGTTATAGATGTGAGATTTTTTCCACCATTACTTCCATTAGTCCAAGTAACAGTTACATCTGTAGTTAGAGCAGATGTACTTGCGGAACCAATAGTTCTTACTTCTGGTAATGTTGTTGGGGTTACTGCTGCTGCATTTGCAGTATTAACAGTTGTACCAAAATTGTTTTGAGCGGTACCGTAAACAGTATAAGCAGTTCCTGGGGCAAGACCAGTTAATGTTACGGTTGTGCTTGAACTAGATGCAGAATGCCCACCAGCCGTTGTATAAGCATTATACTGATTAGGCGTTCCGCCACCACTACCTGGGGTAAATACAACCTGTAACTTTCCAGCAGTAGATGTATAGGCATCACCAGTTGAAACATCTGTTGGTGTTGCAATAGAAGGAGTTGCTGGTGGTGCAGATGCTGCAACCCATTGTGTGCCATTATAAATTTCAAGGATTTCTAGTTCACCATTGTAAAAAGTGTCACCAATTACTGGACCAGATGGTCGAGCAGCAGTATTACCTGATGGGATTCCGCCTTTAGCGGGATATGATGAAAATGCCATTATGCAATCTCCACTCCACTGATGTGGATTGTCACAGCAGTTGTAGATGCATAACCTGAAATTGTTTTAGGTGTACCAGAAGCAGGGATAACCTGCTTTAAATCAAACACAGCAAGTGAGTTAGCAGAGATTGCTACCGTAGGCACAATCACTACTCCGTCAATTGCTACCGTTGCAGAGGCTGCACTTGTAGCAGCGTTAGCCAATACAATGTTTGTTACCACAGTTATAGTGGTTGTTGTTGGCACTGTATATAGCGTTGCACTTGATGTGGCTGCTGCTGTTCTAGCAAGAGCCTTTGTTACTGTAGCCATTAGTTACTACCTTTCGTTGTTGGTTAAAATTAATTGAGCAGTTTTAATCCATGCTCAGGGATACAAATTATTTAAAGAGGTTGACTTGTAGATACATCAGCAGGTCTAATTGGACAATTATGTCCAACCCACTCTTTGTTTATTTCAGACCATTTCCATTGGAAATCTTCTGAAACCTCAGTAGGTTTTGCGATAGGTGGTTCCCATTTAAATGTTTGATAATTTAATTTCCAAGAAGGATAAGGTCTTGGACTAATGAATACATCAAATGTATAATCATAGATATCTCCAACGGCTGCAAATTTATTGCGTATTGGAGTGCCACCTAGAGCGTGAACCCCATCTACAGTGTTGTAAGATGTTTTAATCCAAGTACCACCAAGATTATCTATTAACCATTGATAGCCCTCATCACCCGCTGGGTCGTTATTGTCACCTACGGTAACTCTAACTACTATATTATTTTTATCTATTTCTGCCCAATGACTCATTATACATACCTCACTATTAGTACGCCAGAACCGCCTGCTTTTCCTTCACTGTTTGCTCCACCGCCACCACTTCCAGTATTGGCTTTCCCTGCAGTAACTCCAGATGTATTTCCACCTGAAACACCACCAGTTCCACCGCCACCATATCCACCTCGTGGACTTCCGTAGGCACCGCCTCCGCCACCTCCAAGATAAATTGTTCCTGGATTAGAGCCAAGACTTGAAACTAATGCATTTGAACCATTTGTTCCAATCTGTGCTGCCCATAAAAATGCAGCAGTATCAGTTGTAGAACTATTTAGCCAATTGGTTTTACCATCTCCACCAATGTTTACTCCAGTACCTGGGTCACCATCAGCGTTTCCACCAGCAAGACCAGTTCCACCGCCACCACCACCATTGCAGCAGTTATACCCATTACCACCATTATTTCCATATTTATTAGTTCCAGTAGAAAGTGTAGAGTCAGCAGAACCACCAGCACCTGTTGCAGCGCCATCAGGGTGTCCGCCTCCACCACCACAACCGCCATTTTGTCCTGGACCAGTATTGCTGTTTCCAGCAGTATCTCCAGTCTTTCGTCCAGCACCACCACCACCAGCAGCAATAACTGTTGTGCCAAGGGATGTATTAGTACCTGGACTGGTTGTTCCTGCTTGTGCTGCACCACCTGAACCAATTGTAACAGTTTGGTTTGAGTTTATAGATACTGAAGGTGAATAAACAAGTGCGCCTGCACCGCCACCGCCAAAGCCACCACCACCGCCACCGCCGACTGCTAATATATCAAAATCAACAGTACCGCCACTAACGCCAAGTGTTCCATTAGATGTAAATACACGATAGTTATATCCACCGCTTGTAATCAAAGTACCGCCAGTAATTGTTGGTGCTACTGGTGTTACCGAAGAATAAGCACTTGAAGCAGGACTGTCTCCATTTGCATTGACTGCTTTTATTCTAAATGTATAAGCAGTTCCATTAGTTAACCCACTTACTGTTAATGGACTTGTTGTTTGAGCAGGACTAAATGCTGTATATGTAGTTCCATCAGTTGAATACTTATAGTTTGAAATTGATTTACCGCCTGTATTTCCAGCAGTAAACGTTAAAGTTACTGATGCACTTGCTGCTGTAGACGTACCAATAGTAGGTGCTTGTGGCAATGTTGTTGGAGTTACTGGACTAGCATTGGCTGTATTGGTTGAAGTTCCACTACTATTTTGAGCATTACCATACACAGTATAAGCAGTGCCAGGTGTTAATCCTGTAATTACTACTGTTGTGCCTACTGTTGTAAAACCACTATGTCCACCTGCTGTAGTGAAAGCGTTGTATTGAGTTGGTGTACCACCAGTGGCTGCTGGGACAAAAACAACATCCAGTGTTCCAGCAGTTGAGGAATAAACAATAGATGTTGATGAGTCTGTTACGCTGCTAATTGTTGGCGCATCAGGTGGAAAGCCCTCACTTTTTAGTACTTTCCAAGTTGTGCCATTGTAAATTTCTAATGCTTCTACTTGACCATTGTAATAAGTATCACCAATTACAGGGTTAGTTGGTCTACCAGCAGTATTGCCTGATGGGATTCCAGTTTTAGCGTTTAATTTATTTACTGACATTATGCAATCTCGCTTCCAAATGCGTTGAATGATACTGTTGCAGATGATGCATAGACTGTAACTACATCAGTTGCTGCAAGAGTTACGCCAATAGTAATCATGGTGCTATCGTTTGCTGCTACTGTTGAGTCATATGCAATGTAATGCTTTGCCGCTAGTGTTTCACCAGCAGGGCGAATTGCTACACGATAAGTTGCAGATGTTGCTGCCTGGTTTGTTACCGCAATGGTTGACAATACCGCTGACTTACCCGACCCTACAGTGTAAAGAGTTGTTGCTGTTGTTGCTGATGGGTTTAGTTGACCCAGTACTTTATATGTTGTTGCCATTGGTTATGCTCCCATTGTCATTAGTGCTGTCGGGGTTGAATCTGCTGCTGCAAGTTCTGCGTCTGTAGCAATGTTGGTTGCATCAGATGCTAGGTTTGCTAGGTCTCGTGCTTTTGTCATTAGTATGCTCCCATGATTGTCATGATGTCTTGTGCATTTTGAGAATTAGTAAAGTCTGTTGATGTAACTGCATTTGCTACCTCAAAGGAAGTAAATGTAATAATCTCAACAATATCGTTAGCAGCAAGTGCAGCAAGAGAAGTAATGCTTGAACCATTACTTGCTGTGTAATCTGAAGTGCGGACAAGAAGCACGCCGTTAAGATATACTTGTTCTTTACCAACAATGTATGAAAGTGTTGCGCCATTAGCATCAATGCCAGAGATTGATGTTTCTCCACCAGATGCTGTGTATCTGTAGCGATAGATTTCTGCAGAAGATGAGATAGAACCCCATGCAGAACCAGACCAAACAAACATAAGGTTACTTGTAGTGTTCCAATAAAGAGCACCAGTTACCAGTGCGTTGCCATCATTATCAACAGATGGAGCAGATGCTTTAGCGCCTAGGTATCTATCGTCAAAAGAATCGTATGATGCAGCAGCAGCGGCAGCAGAGGCTGCAGCAGCAGTAGCAGAACCAGCAACATCATCTACATACAACTTGGTAGCAGCGTGTAGGTTTTGAGTTGGAGCACCAGCAAGAGTTAAGTTACCAGTCATTGTAGAACCAGACTTAAGTACGAATGACTCATAAACAGTTCCACCTGCTTGGATTGCTGTTGCAATCTCACCAAGGGTATCTAATGTTCCAGGTGCAGAATTAACAAGGTCTGCCACTTTTGTATCTACGTAAAGTTTAGTTGCTGCATCTGCATTAGATGTAGGTGTAGCAAGAGATGTAATCTTCTGGCTATTAAGAGATACTGAACCAGTAGGTGCAGCCATCTGGTCTAAGCGAGATGTTCTTACCTGTGTATCAAAATCTGAGATAGTAGACGCAGCCTGTGAGCCTGTGTGGTTAGCACGAGCATATGGGTCAGATACCATCTTGGCTGCAGTAATAGTTCCATCTGCAATATCAGAGGCAACAATAGTGCCATCTACTAAATCGGCAGAAGTAATTGTGCCAGAAAGGTCTAACTTAGTTTTAGCAATTGCAGCAGTAGAACTAATGTCAGCATTTACAATAGTGCCATTGGCAATCATTGTAGATGTAACTGTGCCTGAATCATCCAGAGTTACTGCTGTGCCAGAAATCTTAGTCTTATCAATAGCAGCAGAAGAATTAATATCAGCATTAACAATTGTTCCATCAAGAATTTTAGCCGAAGTTATTGCTCCGTCTGCAATGTCTCCTGCGACAATTGTGCCATCTAAAATTTTGGCAGAGGTAATAGCGCCATCTGCAATGTCGCCAGCAACAATAGTTCCATCTGCAATCTTTGCAGAGGTAATGGCTGAATCCGCAATCTTTGCGGTAGTAACATTAGAATCAAGAATCTTTGCAGTAGTTACAGCATCAGATGCAATTTTAACAGCGGTTACTGCGCTATCAACAATCTTAGCAGTTGTAATAGATAGGTCATCAATCTTAGTTGTGCCTACAGCGCCAGTGGCAATCTTACCGCTTGTAATAGCGGAGTCTGCAATATCACCAGTAGCAATGGTTAAATCTGCAATCTTTGCAGATGTGACAGCACTATCAGCAATCTTGGCTGTAGTTACATTTGAGTCAGCAATCTTTGCTGTAGTTACAGAAGAAGACTGCAACATTGTTGTTGTAATCATATCTGTATCTGTAGTCTCAAGAACGTTTGCAATAGTCAACCCGTGTGCTGTGGTTGTATTCTCAATGTGTGTGTTGGCTTCACGATAGTCACGACCAATTGCCATGTGGCGGACAACTGCACCAGCAGAGTGAGCCTGACCAGTTGAACCATCAACACCACGAGTAATTGTTAGTGTGTTAGTGCTAACCGCACTGACATCTACAATTTCTTCAAGAACTGTATCTGGGTCAATAACTACTGTGAAAATTTCACCAGCAGAAATTGTTAAACCACCTAACAAGCCAGTACCAGAAACAACAGTAGCGCTTGTAGCGGTTGATGTAAGAGCCGCTGTCAGTGTTGTTTGCTGTGAGCGGGAGGAGTATTTACGTGTTGTCATTTAGGTTCCTATCGGCGGGAGAAGTGAACTCTTGTAGGGTAATTCGTCTGTTGTGCTTTATGTTCTTCTTGAAGACGCTGATTATATAAAGCGTATAGTTGCTTAGTTGCAGTTGAAGAAGCACCATATGGACGTTTGCTATCTGTCTCATCAGCCTGAGGGCTTGTCTGTGAAGCACGGGCTGGGTCAAGGTATGTAAGCAAACGATATGAAGCACCAAGAACTACCACGTCACGAGTAGATTCTGGTAAACCAGTTGTTGTTGTATAAACATCTGTGCTGTTTGTAAATGGTACTGGGTTTGTAGCGTATATAATTTTTACTGTGCGACCAGCAATAGGTGCTTCGCCTAAAGTAATTGTTTGAACTATATCTGTTCCAGTTGTATATCCAAATGCCTCTGGGTTAGCGCTGGCATCAAAATCCCATCTACGAATTGGAATCCACTCTTTTGTTGGACCAATACTCTGCCATGATACATAAAGAATATTACTAATATCTAAGTTAGCAAATGCATAGGTAGATACTGCTGCATTAAAAGTAAAACTAGTTGATTTAACAGCATACAGATTTGCGCCTAAGGCACGGATAGTGTCTTGAATGGCACGCTTAACTACATGCTTTGGAAAAGTTGGGCTAACAATTACTCTTGTATCAACAGCATGGGTAGTAGCAGTAGTGCCGTAAAACCCACGACCATATGGTGCAACTGTTGCTGTGTTTCCTACACGGTCATAGTTATCTACATACATTAACTCTTCGCCAATTTCAATTACACCTTTACCTAAATTTTCAGTAGTTGCTAATCGCAAAACTAAAGGAGATGAAGATGGAGAAGTTGTCGTAGTAATTGCTGTAGTCAGATAAGTAGAGCGGTCTTGAGTAAATGTGTATCCAGATAGGTTAATTAAAACCTCATCAATCATATTGGCAAATGTAGTCATTAGGCGTTTATACTCCGTAACGCAGCAGGGGCTGCTAATCCAGTAGTCGAAGCAAGTTCATTGCAGATACCATCAATATCTTTAAACTTATCCCTGGTTCTAGCAGCCTCGGCTTTAATATTAAGAGCACCTACAGTTGCAAGTCCAGTAGTACCAGCCCAAGCATTAGCAGCACCTTGTTCATCTAAACCAGTTGTTCCAGCAAGACGATTAAGTTCTGCTGTAAGACTACTACCTGCTTTGCCTAGTGCCATGGGTTACTTCTTTCTATGATATAAATTTATTTTTTCTTTTTTGCTGCTGCATTGTCAACTAGATTTGGATAAGGTCTACCCGCTGCTTTAGCACGGGCTTTAGCCTTAGCCTTTTGCGCTGGTGTTAATGGAGTTGATTTTTTATTAGGATTTTTTTTATCCCAGAATGCTTTCTTCTTCACCATTTCACCTTATCTGCCCAGTATGCTGCTGACATTTTGCCTTTGGCAATATTCTTAGCATGACGTGCTTTAAATGACGCCTGCCGTGCTGTTGGCTTTTTATCACCAGTAACACCCTGTTGACCAAAGCGAATGGTTTTAACCTTATCGCCTTCTTTAGCCACAACTACGTGTGACTTCTTTGGATGATTAGGTGTGCGCTTTGGCTTATTAAAACCTGACACACCTGCTCGCTTTAACCGTGGGTCCATTGTTATCCCTTAACTTTCTTTAGCCTAGGATTTTTTTTCTTAGCAGCAGGGGAAGCCTTGCGGGCAGCCGAAGCAAGAATCGCACTTGCATTCTCCTTGCTGATTCCCTGCTTCTTCGCAATTCCCGCAGCAACTTTCTTGAACCCAGGATGCTTCTGTTTCACTAACGTTGCCGTCCTTTAACATATTTACCGTTCTTATCAATTTGGTCGGATGAAGTACCCTTCTTCCCCTTAACGATTGCATTGATTGCTTCAATAACTTGGCGGTCCTGATTGTTGCCAGATGACATAGCAGCACGCTTTGTTGCTGCTTCATTTGCTGGACCACGGTTTTGATAATCAAACTGTGCGCCGAGTGATGTGCCAATTGCAGTAGGAACGTCTCTTACTTCACGCAATGCGTTACCTACATAGCCACCAATTCTTTGGATTGGACTTTTACGGGTAGCCATATTACTTCTTCTTACCCATTTTCTTCATGCCCTTTTTCATTTCCATCATCTTCTCAGACTTGGATTCCATCTTTTCTCCTGCCTTGTAAGCAGCCTTCTTAGCAGCAGCCTTACCTTTTGCAGTGTATGGGAACTTCTTGTTTCCTACTTTTGGCATTATACTTGTCCTATCTCTTTCATAACCTCGGCTACTTTATGGTTTATTTTTTCTGCTTTAGGCATAGTTTCCGAGTTGTATGCTGTACCTAAAACTTCTGATGCTTCATGCGCTTGCTGTATATCTTTCATGGTAGTTCCTGCTGGACGCATACCTTGGTCTCTTGCATCTCTATAAGCCTGTAGTTCTGCATTCCATTTCTTATCTGGAATATCTCTTTTAGCATCTCCAGCATTTACCTGAAGACCCATTACCTTACATCCAAAACAATCATCCAATGGTTCTGGATGTTCTTGCCAGTGATACGCCATCAATCCCCCTAGATTGCTGTGAAGTTTGCTTCTGTTACTCCAACTCCGCCTGCAATTAATGCAGCCTTAGTTGCCTCATTAACCGTGTGGTTATATCCGCCACGGTAAAATTCGTCATAGTCATCAAGTGAACTATCAATTGGATAACGAACCTGTGAATATGTTGCACCGCTTTTAGCAATGGAGATACCTCTATTGTCTTTGTAAAAATAGTGTAGGCGGTGTCTACCAATTGGTCCTTCTCGGACTATTGGTGTTGTGAATATGTAATCTGCCATTGTTCTCCCTTAATGAACTTACTGATGAGGCTAGGTTTCCCTAGCCCCACCCGTCAATCAACTAAGCAATTGATGAACCTGATTCGATTCGATATAGAGCCTCTTCACGGTAGCGTGCAAAGCCAAGAACGCCATACCAACCCATTGGGCGATGACGCATCAACTTGTCAACTACTGGTCCGATTACTACATGTGGCTCTTCAGCAACTGCCTCAGCCAATGCTTGCTGTCCAGCAAGGATTGTGCGGTAGTTACGTGCTGAAGAAGCACCATCGGTTGCATTGTAAAGACGTGCAGATTCTACGAAGTATGCACCTTCGTATGTTCCGATTTCTCCTGCCCAGATGCGGTCTTGTGAAGAACCGTATTGGTTAGGAAGAAGCCATCCTGCTGAACCTGTCTCAGCACGAAGGTCGTGTGAAACTTCTGGGTGGATACCACACCAGTATAGGCTGCCCTTGCGAGCAATAGACTTGTTAGCACGTAACTTAGCAACAGCCTTACGGATGTTTGCTGAAGATAGTGTTGCTGCTGCAGTAATTGTTGCAGTAGATGTTGCTGTTGAACCTGAGTAGATTACGTTTGAACCACCACGAAGAGTAGTCATCGCAACTTGGTCAATAGAATCTGCAAGGTTGAATGCAATAATGTTTGCAATTGCAGGGTCTACATCGGCAAGTGAGAACAACTCAAGTGCACGAGTTACCAACACTGAGTTACCGTACTCGTTAAGAGTAATGGTTACTGAGGTTGGTGTAGACATTGCTACTGCATCTGGGTCAGCATCTTCTGTTAGTGCAGTTGTTGCTGCTGAAAGGTCAACATAGCGTTGTAGAACAACTGTTGAACCTGGGATTGATTGTTTTGCGGGACGCTTATCTGCGACAGAACGAATTAGGGGTTCTGAGCGGAGAGCGAACTCTAGAAGACGGTCATACGCCTTCTGGACTAGACCTGCTGCACCTGCGGTACCTCCGAGAGAGGAAGAACCTGTTGATACGTAGGAGTTAGCCATTTTTCACCTCCAAGTGAATTAGGAAACTATGATTAGTTTTGTGAGTTCAGGAATGCAATCAACTCTTCCGCACTCTGTGCGTTATCAAGTTTTGAATTCAAATCCTGTGCTCGTTCAGGGGTCATAGCATTCTGAGTAATTACGTCTTGTTGACGTAGTGCCGCAAGGTTTACATCTGTTTGCTCTTTGGTCTGACCATTGTCAGATACCTGCAATCCAAATAGGTCTGCGTTATCATCGAGCCAATTATTAACTGACTCCTCGTTAACATCATCCAAATCCTTGAGGATTAGTCTTACTGCTTTTGCGTTGACGCCCTTCTTTTCTAGGACTTCTTTGACGGTTCTCTCACGTTGCACCTTGGATAAACCTTCAAGTTGTTCGGTAAGTTCTTTGATACGTTTCTCATCAGCACGCTTGGCTTTGCGTAACTTCTTTAACAAGTCACCGCCATCGTTTGAGTAAGTGTCTGTATCATCGATGTCGTCATCTTCATCGTCCCAGTTTATGTTGTTGCTCATAGCAACCACCCTTTCTATTCGTTGATTAGTCGCAAGCCTCAAGTCAGTTCGGGGAAACTGGTTGGCTCTTGCTCCCAGACTTATACGCTGCGTGGGGCTGGTAGGTCCACGTCAGGAATTTTTAGTATTGTCCTGCTGATGAGGTTCTGTTTAGATAGCCAGAAGCATAAGCACCCTTAGAGGCACCAGAGGCGCCAAGGAATCTATTCTGCTCACGGGCTGCTAGGTCTGCTAACTTACGCTGCTCAGAGGCTAAGCCCTTTAGATAGGCTCCTTCTGCTTCTGATTGTGTATAAGCATCACCCTCAAGTTGACCAAGTTTCATAGCAGTTGGTAGTGCAGATGCAACCTTTGCATATCCAGTATTGGCTGCTGCCTCAGTTACCCCAAGTGCTGCTAATTCTTCTGAACTAAGGACATTAGTAACAAGTCCTTGACGTGCTGCAGCAGAACCAATCTGTGCTGCTTGAACCTTAGTAGTCAATCTTGTTTCTGTTTCCTTAGGGTCTAAGAAGTATGAAACTAAATCTTTATCAGTAACTGATGGATAGTAGGTTTGGAAAGTCTTAAGAATTTCTGGACGGCTATTGACTTCCTCAACTGCCATCTGAATTCTTTTCTTAACCTCAGTAGGTGCAATATCTGCGCCAATGAATGTAGCAAGTTTTGCCTGTTGATTCTCTCTTGAAGAACCAAGAACGTTGCTAACACCGTAGGCAGCAAAGGCTTCTTGCATTTGATTCTCTAATTGTAGGTAAACATCTTCGCTATAAACATTCTTGCCAGCAGCACGGCGTGCTTCATTACCAGCAAAACGTGTTTGATATTGCTTTGTATTACGAAGTTTTAAAGTTGCTTCGGCAGACGGAGTTCCAGTAAGGATTAAATCCTTAACAGTTTTAGCCAAATCACCTAGTCCATACTTGGTAAATTCTGACTCAAGAATTGCATAAGCAGAACCACGTTCTAGTCTTAGACGCTCTGCTTCTTGGGCTGCCTGTAAATCTGCAGCATATCTAGTTGCTGCTGCTCCAGCATTGGCTGCTGCAAGGGCTGCTGCTGATGCATCTGCTGCTGCTTTGCTTGCAGCATTAGCATCATTGGTTGATACCCATGTATTAACAAATGCCTGTAATTCTTCTGCACTATTAAACTTATATGTTTGACCAGTATTAGGGTCAGTCCAACTGTATGTTTTAAAACCTTCAATAGTAACTGTGCCGTCACTCCAAGTAACAGTTTCTGTTCCATCTGGATTCTTAACACGAGATTTTTCTGTTTTAGTTGTTACTGTTGAAGTAGTTGGATTAGTAGTTGTTTTTGTTGTAGTAGCAGTAGTTGTTGTTGGTGTGCTAGTAACAGTAGTTCCAGTAAATCCAGAGGCTGCATTAATGCCAGCAAGGGTTGTTGTATTTACACCTGAGCCAGCAGTAAAAGGATTACGACCACCTGTAACACCACCTGCATAGGTATTACCAGATGTTGGAGTTTTATTTACTACAGGTACTGTAATCTTTTGACCAATAGAAATCTTATTAAGATTAGTAATCTGTGGGTTTGCAGCAGCAATGGCTGCAACGCTAGTATTATTAGCCTTTGCAATTGCAGATATTGTATCGCCCTTTTTTACGGGTACTTTTTTATCAGCCATTATTATCCCTGCAATCCAAAGTCACGTAAAATTGATAGCGCAAAATTACCGACTTTCTCGTGGGCTTCATCTGTCATTTCCCAATCTGGGTGCTGCATAGCAGCCATATCCATTTCCCAGAGAGTCTTTAATTCCCCTTTATCATTAAACATATTCTTCTGGAACCAAGGGTCCTTCATGGTCATGTTAGCCTTTTGTAGTTTAGTTCCAATACGAGTCACATATGGTTGATAAACGTCAGATACTGTTAGTCCTTGACGCATCAAGTTTCTAACAGATTCAGGCTGACCAATCATTGCCTTTGTTTCAATCTCTTTCTTGATGGCAGCAAGACTGTCGCCCATATCTAAACGCTTCATCCAGCCATTGATATCGCCTTGGGTAAAATCTTTTTCTAATTCAAACCCTTGTTTAACTGCGTAAGATTTAATGTCCTCAATGTTTTCAGCAATGTTACCTGTTGGCTTTAGAGGATTAAACTTAATCTTTGTATTTAAGAAACGAGCAATGTAGGCTGTATTCTTTTCATTGGCTGAGTCGTATAACTCTTTAGCCCATGTATCTAGTTCGGCATCAGTAAAAGCAATACCCTTTTGTGTAAGTTGTATCTGAAGACTTGCTTTAGCCGTATCAAGTCCACGGGCATAGTCAGTATTCTGAGTAGCCTCTTTAACCTTCTTTGCATAGTCTGGGTCAGTAGGACTAATCTCTTTAATTAATGCTTCATATTGGCGCTTGGAAAAACCACGAGCCTGAATGGTTTGACCATTCTTGATATACCACTGTGTGCTAGTAAGTTCTTTAGCAAACTGGTCTGCTGTCTTTTTCTTATTTACCGCATCAGTTAAGAATTGTTTTAACTCTGGGTCACTAATAAAGATGGTGTCAATATAGCCATACAGTTCCTTGGCTTTGGCTAAGATTTCCTCAAAGGTTAATTTTGGAGCCATTAACTAACACCTATCGTTCTCTTGAATATATCGTAGTAACCAAGGATTTGATTAGCCTTAGCCTCATCCTTTTCAGCAATCTGTTCAATTAAATACTGTTCTGTATCAAGACCAGTTTTAGTTGTGCGTGACTTCATGTCACCTTCAATGTCTCTAGTTGTGCTAATGACATTTGGATTCTTGCCCTGTTCTTTTTGAAGCAATGGACGTAGTTCAGCCAATTCTTTTTCATCTGGCTCACGACCCATTAACTTTTTATAGATAGCAATAATGTTTTTATCTGCTTCAGTTCTACCCATAACAACAGCATCTGTGTATGTCTTGGTAGTACTTCCAGCACCACGGGTAGCAGTAAGGAACTCATCCATAGTCTCAAATTCTTTGACACCATAAAACTGATAGTTCTTAAGTTGCTTGATTGTAAAGTCAGATGCTGCTCTATCAAGAGCGCCAGTAATTAACTTATCTGCTTGACTTGCTGGAATCTTATTGCTTGTTAGATATCCAGATTGATACAGTTTATTAATTAAACCTTGCTTGCTTCCGTATTGCTTTACTAGTTGAGCCTCGTATTTATCACGGGCTACATCTGAAGTTTCAAGGGCTACGCCTTTATCCTCTGATGGTTTAGCAATTACAGAAGGAATTCTTTCATCTCTTTTTGTGGCAGGTTCTACATAGATATAACCTTGGTTAACAACTGGGTCACCCTTTGGGTTAAGAGTATTAGGTGATGACCACTGCATAACTGGACCACCAGGGGCTTCACTGATTCTTGCAGTTGCTAGTAGATTTGCTACAGACTGCTCATCAGTAAGAACTGTCTTACCAGTATTAGGGTCAACACCAGGCTTAGGCTTTGGATTTCTAATCTCAGCAGCCTCAGAGCGAAGAGTAGCAGCAAGTGCTGCATTACCTGTATCTTCGGCTAAGTCAGCCTCTTTTTCTTTAGCCTTTGCTCTAGCCTCACGAGTGCTTAAATCTTTTTGTTCTTTTTCTGTAGCCTTCTTTGTTTCAACTGCACTCTTAGCAGCACTTAATTCTTTTTGAACAGTCTTATATTGAGCATCAAATTCATCATACTTCTTTTTGGCAGCGTCATAGTTAGCCATACCTCTTTTAGATGAACGCATAATCTGAAGTTGTTCATCACGTGCTCTAACAATATAACTTAACTGTGCTTGTATTTCGTAAACTGGTCTTTGTCTTGCCACACTTATACCGCCGCTCTGTAAGTATCTCGTGAGTAATACTTTAATATTGAATTAAAGATTGCTCTTGCTGCTTCTTTAACCGCTGGGTCTTCTGACGCCAACTGATTGATAATGCCCTCAACACGAGCACGATAATCTCTCTTAAGTGATGATGCGTTATAAAGACTACGGACTTGGTCGCTTTTAGCAAAACTCATAAAGTCTTCCATAGCCTGAACTGCTGTCTTCATCTTAAGTCTGACACCATCTTCGATGTTAGTTGTTGGGTCTGATACCAACTGCTTTAGACTACTAAGCATTGATTCTTCTGTAGCAATCTCATTACCGCCACCAGTAATAGCACCAAGTAGAAGTGGATTAGATGCTAACAAACCTTTACGAGCCGCTGTTGCGGTCTCAATAATCTTCTTGCGCTCTGAGATATAGGTCTGACTAGCAAGGGAATCCTTTTCCCATGATGCAATGTCGTAATAAGCCTGCTTATCTTCAGCAACCTGAACATCTCTGAAGTATGTTTCTAAGTCTTTATCCTTTAGAAGGTCTGATGCTTGTAGCCAGTTATAGATACCAGCATTAAAGTCACCAGTATGTGGACCAAAGATATATGCTGCCTCACCATAGGCACCAATTAACTTCTTGTTATCAATAGCCCAGTTACGCATCTGAGTAGTCTTTGAGATAAGAACCTTAGTCTGCTTCTCATCACGGGCTACTGTATAAACAATCTTTCCTGGATATTGACCAGTAAAGATACTTAAAGATAGTTCGTATGGGTCTTGAACATCGCTGCCATATTTCTTATTAACAGCCTCATAGATATCCCAGAACTCATTACGTAATCCAGTAATACCTACATCAAGTAGATAGTCTGGAACATCCTTGCTTTCTTGCATGGTTGCTGTTACTGGAGATATAAGACCTAGGATAGAACGTAATGCAACTACGTTGTGAGCAGATGTACGAATAGCATTTAGATATTCATACTTCTCTTGGTCACTAGCAGTAGGCTGAAGGCTTAATCCATGGGCTGCATTGTAGGCAATAGCCTGTTGTGCAGCAGTTACTTCTTGTCTAGTCTTCTCATTAACAGGGAGAATATTCCACAGTTTTAACAATGAACCAGGAACTAAAGCACGAACAATATCTACGTTATCGCCTAGGTTTCCTAATGCATAATTATCAAAGTCTTGTGCTGCTTTCTCTGCGCCAGGAATAGGAACTTTACTTACTAAGTTCTTCATACCAATTACGCCAAGTGCTGCAATAGGACCGCTAAGTAAAGGCAAACCAGAATCAGGTGAAAATGATGGGTTTACGTTTGCTAACTTAAATGTAAAGTCATTAAACATTGGCTGCTTGTATTGGCTTTCACCAGTTAAAGCCTTAATGCTTGTATCAGTAGCCTTAAAGATAATATTGTCCATAGGCATCATGATGTATGGCTCACCATTCTGGTCTTCGTGGAACATACCACTTGAAGATAATCCAAGGTGAGCAAGACGCATACGGTATAGAACTGTAGGAGATACATCCTTTAGGCGGTATACACGGCGCCAGAAGTCTTCAGTTGCACGGTAGAAACGACCAACTGTTCTTACCTCTACTGCAAAGTTAGAGCGAATAGATGGGTTATCTGCAAACTTTAATACTGTATCTGCTGCATCATTAAGTGCAATCTCAGTAAAATGCTTTGCTGACTGCTCTTCAACTATGTTATTAAGACGAGCCTGTGCCTTATCACCCTTCCATTTGGTTGGGTTTTCAGCAATCATCTTGGCTCTTAACTCACGAGCATAGGCTGTCTGAATACCTGAATACTCTTTACGTAGTCTTAGATAGGTAGTCATAACTGCTGGTTGACGTAGTAAACCGTTGACTTGCTTATCCATTGATTCCATCATGGTATTACCAAGACGCTTAAATGCGCTATCAAATGTAGTTAAGTCAGGGAATTCAATACGAGTCTGAATTAAACCTGATGGTTGATACCCTCTAGTTAGTTCATCAAACTGCTTAAAGTCAACCATCTGTGCAGCCTTTTGCCACTTGCTGCCAATCTTCCACTTACGCATACCCTCTGCTTGCTGCGCTTTTTCTTTAGCAACTAGGGCATTGTAGTTAGATTTGATTGCATCATATAGACCTTCGTTGTAACTTTTAGGCCCACCATGGAAGTTATCTCGCATATCCATAAGCATGCGCTCTAAGTGGACACGAGCAATATCAAAGTCTGTCTTACCTTCTTGGCGCATAAATACTGAATCACCAAAGAAACTATTAAACTTCTTAACAGCATCTATGTTCTGCTCAGTTACTTGCCAAACATCATCTACCTTCTTCATGCCAAGGTAGGTATACATATCGTCCATAGCCTTAGAGAAGTTCTCAGGTGTCTTTAGGGCACCATGATTAAAGAATGCAATAGCAGGGGCTACTCGGAAATCATCAGCAATCTTTAGTCCTCTACCATGCTGGCGAGGTGTAGCAAAACGTATATACCAGTTGTCATAGTGAGCAAGGGTTACATACTCTGGGTTAGCATCACGAAGTTTCTCTACTGCATACTCTTCGTATTTAGTGCCAGACTTTAATCCCTCATTCTTAACGAGTTCATCAATTTCTTTCTCAGAAAGATTCTTGCCTTCATGCTTTTTACGTGCCATCTTGCGACCAACAGCATTCAAAGCATTAGATAGTTCGCTAAGGTTAATCTGATTGTTTCTAATAACCTCATCAAATGATGAACCTAAAGAACTTCTAGCAGCAACTGAACTAGCCATTGTGTTCAAGATATCTGGATTGTAAATCATTGCTTCATTCCAGTGCTGCATAGCCTCATCGCCAAGTTTTTCTGGCAAGAAAATCTTTACACGGTCTGCAATAGCCTGATTAATTACAAGATGTTGAACCTCAGCAGGTGAAACACCAGCCTGTTCTGCAATCTGTTCAATGATTCTGTTGCGGTCATCTACGCCAAGGTATTGGGATGATGGACCTTTACCAAATAACTTACGTAATGTGCTACCAACTGGACCTTCTGCTGCGCTACTACCAGTATAAGCAGCACTGGCACGACCAGTTTTACGTCCTTCATTCTTAACAAAGTTTAATATGTCTCTACCAGGTGCGGTAAGTGCATACATAAAGCCTTCATCAATAGCAGAACGAATACCCAAACGTGGGAAAAGTGTAAATACAGACCAAAAATCTGTAAAGTCTTTAGCAAACTTAGACTTAGTTGCACCTTGTGCAGCCTTAATAAGGCTTTGCTTTGACTTTATCTCATTTGCTTTAAGTGCAATCTCTTCTAAAGGAAGCGGACCTACACCTCTTGCAATCTGAGACGGATGAATTGCTCCAGAACCCTCAAGTAATGCTGTGTCATTCTCATACTTAATCGTATCTTTGGAAAGAAGTCCAGCAAACTGGTCATCAACTTCAGTTCTTACTGTAGTTGTAAAGCCAGCACGTCCATTGTGAGTCTTCTTTAGGTATTCTTTCATGATTGCATCATCAGTAATACCAGCACGCTGCATAATTGCTGCGTAAAGATTACGCATTACTACAATCTGCTCATCTTCGGTAGATGCTAAAAACTTTTGTGCTACAAAATCTGCCATATCACGGTCAAGAACTAAACGAGCATAGTTTCTAACTGTATCAATTGTCTTAACTGCATCATCGCCAGTTAATACTGCCTGTCCCGCTGGGTTACGGGCTGCCATCTTGCCTGCCCACTTACCAAATGCGTTTACTTTATTTTTAAATCCCTTAATATCTTTTTCTTGCTTTGCAAATTCAACAATCTGTGGATTTACAGCCTCATCAGACTTACGTCCTGCAGTTGAAAGGATATCCCATGTATCTCCACCCTTTATTTGCAGTTCTTCTGCACCACGCTTAACGTTAAAGAAGTTATCAGCGCTAACAAAGGCTTTATCAAAGGTTGCTTCTAGGAAAGACTCAAGACCACGAGTAAGACGGCGGTCTGCACGAGCAGTAACCACACCATTACGGCGATAAGTCATACCATCTAAGCGACCAGAAAGTAATAGATGCACGTTTGATGCCTGAGAAAAAACATCTTCTGCTTTTTCAGCATTAAACATTTTCTTCTTAGCAAAAAATTCTAGTGCTTCATCATTATTGTAGCCAGGGAAACGTCTTCCAATTTCACGGCGAACAATTGCTTTCTCTGCTTCTGTCTTTGTAGAAGCAAGACGCTCAATCTCTGGACCAAACTGCTCATCCCAAAGTTTAATAACACCTTTATCTTTGAATACTTGAGATACACCAGAAGCGACATCATCGCCAGCCTTAGTTACAAGTTCTGCCAACTGTGTTCCACGAGTTGCAGCCTTGCTTGTTCCACCAGTAATCCAAGTAAGTGGGTCTATAGCAAGTTGATAAATAAAATCAATTACACCTGAAACATTTTTAGTGGTTCCATCAATGTAATCGCCAGAAAGACCACCATTCTTAGGTGGTTTTCTATCAAAGATTCTAGCAATATCACGACCAGGGCTAAACTGTGCATACTTAGCAGCATCCATTACTTGCTTAAATGCATCTGGATTATTAAATGCTTCTTCAACAGCAGCAGTAATCTCTGGAGTTAAATCTCCGTATGCTTCAAGAATTTCTCCAGGCTTCTTGCCTTCAAGTAATCCTTTTGCTACATAAATCTTTGCCTTACCAAATGTATTTTCAGCCTCAGCAATTGCTTGGTTGTCATATAGGTCTCTGCCGTCCCAAGCATCGTCCCAAACTTTCCAATCAAAAATACTTTCGCCTTGTGCTACCTGACGAGCAACTTTATAAGGCTGATTAATAACACGATTGTATGCACCAGCAACTTTAAACAATCCAATAAGTGGGCTTGCAAGTAGTTTGCCAGTAAATTTTAAAGCGCCTAAAGCACGGTCACCAAAATCTGGTGGCTGTTGCATATAGTCAGCATCGCCAAAGAATGATTTCAAACCTTCTTGAGCATTAGGGTCAAGTAATTCAAACTCTCTACGTGCATCATTAGATGACATCTGAGTAAGTTCTTTATTCTTTTTGACAGCCCAAGACATTTGTTCAACTTGAGTCTGTTCTCTAGGACTCAGGTTTGCTCTAGTTGCTGCCTGATAAAGTGTAGGTGACGCTTCAGCGACAATGGGTTTTAAAACTCTCACTATGCGCTCCTAAATAAACTTTGAAAGAATAAGTTCTACTTCGCCTGTATCATCAAACATTGCTACTTTTGCAATAGTATCTCTAGGATTTGATTTATAACGTGGCAAATCCATCATTGCTTCTGAGCCAACTCCTGGTCCAGCGTCAATACCAGCAGTTCCTGGCTCTTCTGGAAACATAGTTGGTGCATCTAGTGGGACAACATTCATGCCACCCATTGAAGGAAATGGATTTCCCTGCATAGGTTCTTTTACTTGGTTGTCGTAAGTTTCTTTTCCCTGTCCATAGGGTAATCCTGGGATGTAAGTTGCTGCCTGTGTTGGTGACCCGTCAGTGCGCTGACTAAGACTTCCAGGACCAGATACTGGTGCTGGGTTATTAGGTTGTTCGTATCCACCTTTGCCTGCCATTTAATCCTCATCCTCTTCTGTTTCTTCTTTAGAAAATGTTTCATTGTCATATTCCTGTGCACATTGCATCATTCCATATGCGTTCCAAGGCGTCATAGCCTCGCTTACTTCTGTATGTAAATATCTTGTTCCCTCATAATCTGCCCACTCGGATACTAATACCCAGTTGATGCAAACAAATTCTTCACTAGTTTCTTGTTCAATTAAGAAACGTAATGCGTCTTCAACTTTCTGTTGAAATTTATTACTCATGCGTATTGTGTCCTAACAACAACTGGCAGCGCTGTATGTATGTCCCACTTTGCTGCAATCTCAATTGCTGTTGTTACAGCGACTTCCGCATCTTCTGGTGAGAAAGGTAGACCTCCGTGGCAATAACTCTCCATAACGCCAAGGGCAATGTCACCACCGCTCCCAGAAAAATAAATACCGTTAACATCACGGTCCCAAGAATAATCTTCAAAGACAGGGTAAATAACTCCACGGACAACAATAATAAATGACGAATCGTGTTCGGCAGCATCCCCATCTTCTTTCATGTCATAACCAGCATCAATAAATACTTGACGCATTTGTGGAATAAACTTTTGCGTCATGAACTTGTCTAAATTTTCATTTACTGTTGGCTTAGGTGCTTTCCAACCAAACTGTAAAATATTAGAACCACGGCTAGAACCAGAGCCAGCAATTAAGATTCCATTGTTTTCAATAATCTTATGCGTTGCAAGATTCATTGGACGACCACTATCGTCAGATGAACGAGAGTCGCACCCAATAACAGCCCAGCCATCACCCTGTATAGCAGCAAGTGTTGTCATCGTCCCCTCCTTGCTTATCTACGTACGGATGTTCTTGCGCTTGCGCTTGCCTTACCACCTGATGTTAAAGATGCTAATAGTGTTTGAATGTCTGGTCTGCCTGCGCCACCTTGAGGTGGAAGAGCGCCTCCCACTGGTGCGGCGGGAGCAGGGGACATTTGCTCAACCTGAGGTGCACCAGCAGGAGGTTGTTCTGGAGTGAAGACCTCGTTGATAGCGTCTTCAATACTTACACCCTTTTGACGTGCTTTGATTACATCTGCAATTTGTTTAACCAAACCAGTTGGGTCTTGTCCCTGTGTAATCATCTGAGGAATTGCTTGAGCAGTTGCCTGTAGTGCGCCAACCAAAGTGTTACGCATTTCTTCTACTTCAATTTTTTCTTGTTCCATAGTTACGTTAATTCCAAATGGAAGTTCACGCATTGCCATATCACGGCTAATTAACTTACCGCCAAGGGCTTGTAGCATAAAGATAAGTCCTTGTGCAGGGTTAAGTCCTGCCAACATTCCATAACGAACATCGGCTGAGTAATCCTTTTTAATATCCTTTGATGGTAAATAATCAAGGCTAAACGGAGAGCCTGCATCTACACCACGAATTGTCTTCTGATAGTTAAAGAACATCTCATCAATCATGAAGCAGAGAGAAAGAACTTCCTTCAGAGAAGAAGCAAAGATTGCTTGGGCAGATTTAACTTGTGTATCAAAACCACCCATAAGCGCTTGAACGCCTTGTCCCGTGATGATTGATGCATCAATGTTTCCAGTACGTCCTTCTGGATAACGTGTTCCAGTTCGGAGTTCTGCCTGTAGTAATGACTGTTCGGTAAATGCTCCAGGTGGAATGTTGAGGTCCACACGGCGCACACCTGCTGGAGAGTTGGTGCGGATAATCGCATCTCCACCAAGTTGTAGTTCTTGCACATCGCTTGGAACAACGATTGGTGCCTGTACAGATTTCTCTGCTGCTTCCATCGCAAGTAATGCGAACCTGTTACGAAGCAGTTGGATACCTAATACATCATCAAATTGTCCACGCATTTCGCCATCTACTGATGGACGTTTTGCTACAACAACCATCATCTTGCCAATTGGATTAGGCGCAGATGATAGAACTAGGTTGTGACGTTCTGGCATATAAATTAAAGATTGGTCTTTATCGTAATAACGAACAATCTCAACTTGAGCATGCAAGTCTTGCTTGTATCCTCTTTCGCCAAGAAGTTGTCCTTCAAACTCTGGGAACTGTGCAACCAGTTCTGCAAGCGGAAGGGTATAGCGTTTAGCGAAGGCAATACAACGCCCATAGCGGTCAAACTCTGGGTAAGCCCCGATTGGACTTTCTATGCGTATGCGAGGTAAGCCCGCTTCTTCGTCTAATTCAATTATGAATGGGACGAAACCGAATGTGATGTACCAGTCTGCGCCTGTGTACATCTGTACTTGAAAATCAGAATGTATAAAATAGTTAGAAGCAATACGAGTTCTTTTATCAGCGAACTGGCGAGCACGGTCACTGACTTGATTCGCTGCAGAACAGTTAACGGCTGGCAGTGGTGCCATGACTTCTGACAAGTCTTTGGCAACAATGTCAATAAAGTTTGCGACAACATTTGCATCTACACCCTCTGGAAAGAATTCAGGATAAACTTGAGAGATTTGTCCTTTGCGGACAGCAAGAACGTCTTGGTGTCTACGGTCACGGTCTGCTGAACGCATGCGTAAAGAATCAATGCGTGCTGCAATCTGGTCAATACTTAATGCCATTATTTTCCTATCCGTAAGTTTCAGCCCATTGTTCTTGGAAGGCTTCGTCTAAATTGACTACGTATCTTTGTTCTCTTTGTGCTCTGGTTACCCAGCGATTATTAGCAAACTTAGTTAAGTTACTTGTTTGCTGCATAAACTCTCTAGCACGAAGAACCGCAAACCATAAAGCCATAACACAGTCTGTCTTACCCCGTGTGTTGGCTTTCCAAGTTATTAGTTGTTGAACTAAAGACTTAAGCCCCTCTGAATCAGATGTTGATGGAAGTTCGATTGTATTGTTGCCTTGGAACTTTCCATCTCGCATAGTGCCAAACAAGGTTGACATAGATGCCACACCGAAATTTGTGTCCCACTTATTTTTTCCAGTAAAGTGTGCTTCAAGCCTTACGCCGTAGGTTGCGAGCCACTGGCGTAAGTCCTCATCTAGTGAGTAAGCCTTCTGGTGAGCGTTGATTTCAACACGAAATTCTTGTGGCTTATATCTACCAACAAGTTCTTCGATAGTGTTACGAATTTTTTGAGGATTCGGTTCGCTCATGTTTATGCAGTCGAGTACATAAATTTTACTATCTGCTCTGTTATAAGTTACAACTACAAAAGCAGCGTTACCTGCCATAGCAGGGTCAAAGCCAATTATTGTGTAACCTTCAATAGCAGTCGGATGTCCCACCGCCCCTTGCTTCAAGGGACCACGTCTCCTAGTACCCTTGATACATGCTTGAATCAAGGCGGGCGGGAAGATGGAATCTTCTTCGACATCCTCCTGCTGATATACCAAAGCCCAAGTTGATGGAGTTACTTCGCCTCTGCGCCGTTGTAAAGTTTTGCCATCCCACTTAGGATACAAACCTTCTTCATCAGGTGTGTCCTCATCACCATCCCATGGTGAATCAGACTTAGCCCAAAGTGTTACCCACTTAGCAGGGTCTTCGTCATACTCTAAAACTGCTGGCATACCCATGTAGGTAAAGGGACACTTACCCCCAGACCAATACTTGGGTTCTCTTAACTCTCTATAAAAATCTGTGGCAGCAATTCGTGTGCCAACGATAAGAAGTTTACCGTTCTTACCTAGACGGGTAATAACTTCTTTTTGTAGCCAGTCAATTTGCTTCTCGAACTCATGGGCGTTAGATGTAGTAATGCAGTCATCAAGAATGATGAGGTCAGCACGGGCACCGTAAATCTGACCACCCATACCTAGTGCTTGAAGGGTAGGGTCCTTTTCGCTTGAGTTTCTCGCATCACTCCCAAGGTAGACGGTATCAACTCGCCAAGTATCAGAGTCATCTTTCCAGCCACCTTCTGGTCCATAAGTTGTTTGCAACTTTAACCAGCGAGGGTGGGATAACCGTTGCTTGATTGCGTACACGAATTCTCGTGCTTTGAGTAACGTCTTACTGACCACGATAATGCGGACGTTAGGATTGAGAGCGATACGATAAGTTGAGTAGTTGACGGTAATGACCGTGCTCTTAGCATGCTCAGGGGGAACGTTGATTAGTAGTCGAGATTGTTGCCCTGGCTCATACTTCATCGAAGGGTGTAGCCATGAAGGCTCTCTACCCTCCAGTAGGTCAATCCAATCTAGGTGATGTGGAAAAACCCTTTGGTCCAAAAAAATTTCGGAGAACTGGGGAAAGGCGATTTCATCCTTTGCAATTCCCAGCGCTTTCACAGATTTGTTCTTGGCGTCTTCTTTAGCCTCGGCTAGGTCAGCGGCAAATTTTTTATCTCTGAGCATCCAGATTCTGACCGTATCTGGTTTTTTGCCACAGAGTTCCATAGCCTTATGAGGACTATGTCCTTCAGCCACAAGGGCTAAAACCTTAGCCTTGGCATCAGCCATAGCCTCGGTTCTGGGGTTAATAACCCCTTTCTGAAAAGTCACAGAACTGTCCCATCCTCTATCTGTAATTGTTAATTACACAGTTTGTAACAGACAGTAGATACAGTCTGTAACAAAAGCCTTCGAGGCTTTTTAGTTAACTGGGCAGAAACCTGCCCCTATATAGTATTAATCCGTTCAACAGCCTATTCCGAACGGTGCAAAGGAATATATTTTTTTTCCTTTGCCCAAAGCAGCCCAAAAATGGTATAAAATAGGACATATAGTACTACTGTAACGGGTGCACTGTTGTACCAGAAAATAGTTGATAGTGATACTACTACGCTATTAGAAGCAAATTAAACAGTCTGGGGTCGATGAACGACCCACAGAACTGTTTAATGCTGCCGCTCTGTACTGTACAGACTGGAGCGCTACGGGCTACAGTCTTCACGGCGCTACCAGACAGCGCCCCAGTACAGGCTAACTATTTTGTTCTATATAAAAAATAGTTTCAGCCCTGGCGGTGGCTAAGTGTTTGCTTTTCCGCTTAGCCAAACCGTCCAGCCACTCGTCTAGGACTCGTGTCTGAACTGTCTAAGCGGGTTGTGTAATCTGACCGTGTCAGCATTTCATGCAGCCACGGCACCAGATTACCTACACACCACACACAGTCGGACGCACGCCACGGCTCTCACTGGCTATCGCCAGTTTCTGTTCGAGCCTACACCTCACAGCCCTGACTCGCTCATGCTCGTCTAAAGGGCTGCTCGGCAGCGTGCTTCACCATACTCCTCTGTCAAATCGTTTCGCTACGCTACACGATTGCTCTGTCTGCGTCCCGCATCCTGGCCTGTCGCTTTGCGCCATGCCCGCCCCTTCGCTTCGCTCAGGGTATGACATTCGGAGTCTTGGTGACCCGACAGTATGTGCTGTTGCAATACCTAATGAAAGGAACCAAGATGAAAAAGAATGAGTACATACCAAACGGTATCAGCATCACCAATCAATGCTATAACTGCATGTTGATTGATGATGTCTGTACCGACTGCCAAGATTCACGGGACGCCCGTGATACCAACAACGCTTGGCAGATTGTAGATGAGGGAAACCTTCAGTATCCTCATCCAATATCAATCCAATCGGTTGAGCCTTCTGCTCACGATTGGATTAGTCCCTACACTAGAGTGTCGGAACCAACAGATGACCTACCTGACGGAGTCATACGAGAGGAGTTTCTAGAACCTACAAACTTCCTCTCTGACCGAATCTTCGACCTTGATGTAGAAGTTCCTCCCCACTACACAATCTGTGTACAATGCCACTATCAAGTCCATGTCCAAGTGGCTTGTCCAAATTGTGAGACAGTATCTAACTAAGTAATAACGGGATTGCCCCCAGCACCCTGTGCCTTGGGGGCAACCCGCCCACAACAACTAAAGGAGACAGAAATGAACGCAGTAACAATCACAGGTAACATCAAGAATGTACAACTTCGTGGCAAGTCAGAGCGTAAAGTTTTGACAGGCAACTTAGTGCAAACAGGAATCATTAATGAGTGGGGCAAGGTAGGTTGTATCGCAACTATGCCATTGGTATTCCTAGACGAGGAAGTAGCCAAGCAAGCGCAAGCGCTTCCAAAAGATGATAACGGTGCATCAGAAACAGTTAAGATTTCAGGACGAATCGTAACTCGTTTTGACCGCCGACCAGGTGTAGATAACGCAGAGCGTTATGCACCTTACACACAGATTGAGGTTCAATCAATCGCTTAACAAGTCAGGTGGGTGGGGGGCTTCGGCTCTCCACTCACCTCCCTTTTTTTTGAGTGCCGCTGTAACTACAACGGAAACATACAAGTCCACCACTATGCAAAGGAGAAATTATGATGGCAATAACAGCACTAGATTTAGTAGCAATCACAATTGCTATGGCTAGTAGCATCACAGTAATGATTCTATTTTGGCGCCAGAACATGGCGCTGC